CTGCTGGTGCCGTTGTTGGCAATATGCTCCTTCCCGGTGTTGGTGGGCAAGCCTTGGGATCAGCCCTTGCTAGTGGAACAACCACAAAACTCTCTGGAGCTGACTGGGAAGATGCACTTAAGGCTGCTGCTATCTCTGGTGGAACTGCTTGTCTTGGTGGTCAATTGGCAGGACCCACTTCTGCCCCTGTAGGTGAGTTCAATATTCCAGCAGTTGATTTCGGTGCAGTTTCAGCACCATTAGGTGGAATCAACACAGACCTTATAGCTTCTTCTTTGCTTTCCCCCGTTGGTTCATCAGCTATAGCAAATCCTGTATTGAACCTGTCAGCTCCTTCCTTTCTACAGACAGCTCTTGGTCAAGGATTGGGTAAAGCAGGTCTTACTTTGGCTTCAGGCGGGGATATTGAAGATGCTCTTACAGCAGGTGTCCTTGGCTACGCAGGTGCCCCTGGTGGTCTCTTGAGTGGAACTCTAGGGAATACTCTTGGGCTTGATCTAGGAACCAACACGCTTGCTCAAGGTGTAGAAAATCTTAATCTGGCTGATGCACTCAAGTTTGGTATTAAGCTCCCACAGGACCAATGGTCTGCTGTAGGTGGTGTCCTTGGGGATATGAACCTTGGGACTGTAGGTCAGTCGGGTGTTCTTAGTTCATTGCCGCCTAGCCTTCAGAACCTAGTAGAGAATGTACAAGTCTCCGATGTGTTGTCTAACATTGGTGGTGTAGACCAAGGCTCTCTGTTCAACATTGCCACTGATCTAAACTTGCCTTCTTTGAATGTAAATCTACCTAATGTAAATCTACCTAATATAGATTTTCCTAACATAAATTTACCAGATTTGTTTGATAACGGTCCGTTTGAACTTCCAAACATACCTCTTCCAACTATAAACTTACCAGATTTATTAAATGTAGATTTACCTAATCTTCCAGATATTGCAGTGAATTTACCTAGCAACCCTATAGATCTGCAGGGCATTAATCTTCCAGACATTGCAGTTAATGTTCCTGAGACACCTATAGATCTACCTAGCGTTCCAGATATCGCAGTGAACGTACCAGATGTTCCAAAGATAGACACTCCTAACCTTGATCTTCAAAAACTCTTGGCAGGTCTCTTTGGTGCAGGCCTTTTATCAAGACAACCAACAAGGCAAACCTACACAGCCCCTGAGTATAACCCATTCATGGCTCAAGTATCTTACGACCCAAGGTTGCAACAACTAACACCCATTGCAGCTTCAGATCCTTTGTCTATTCTTTTGCAAGAGTTTTATAAAACTAGAGGTACAGCATGAACTATCTCACTTTGGTAAATAATGTTCTCCGAAGGCTCCGAGAAGATGAGATTACAACGATCAATCAAAATGCATATGCAGCCCTAATTGGTTCTTTTGTAAATGATGCAAAAGACTCAGTGGAGCAGGCATGGGATTGGACTGCACTTAGAAACACAATTACTGTAACCACTGTTGCAGGTGTGAACGAATACACTCTTTCAGGGATAGGTGAAAATTTCAAACACCTTAGTTTTCTTGATAACACAAATAATAAGAGTATCGTTTACCAAGCTAAAGATTGGATAGACGTACAGAACAATATAACTGATACTCCCCTTCAGGGGACTCCTGTGTATTTTAGTTATACCACTGTGTCCTCAACGGGTGATATGAATATCATTCTTTACCCCACTCCTGCGGGTGAGTATGTTCTTAAGTTTAATGCCGTTGTTAGACAAGCACCATTGGCACTTGCTTCCGATGTGATAAAGATTCCTTGGATACCTGTCATGCACCTTGCACTTGCTCTCTCTACAAGAGAGCGTGGGGAAACTGGTGGCACTAGTGCTGCTGAGTTTTTTGCCATTGCTGATAAATACCTAGGAGACGCCATTGCTTTTGACGCTTCGTATCATCCTGAAGAAACTGTTTTTAGGGTTGTATAAGATGGCAGCCCCATTACAAACCATTAATCTACTTGCTCCTGGGTTTAGAGGGCTTAATACGGAAGACTCGGTTCTTTCTCTTGACCCCTCTTTTGCTACTTATGCTGACAACTGTGTTATTGATAAGTACGGAAGGATTTCAGCTAGGAAAGGTTATTCGGTTATCACAACATCAGCAAGCCCTCTTGGGTCAAGTTTTATTCAAGTAGTAAAACAGTTTAGAGATTCCGGTGGTAACACTGTAATTTTCTCAGCGGGCAACAATAAGATATTCAGAGGAACGACAACCTTAACCGATTCCACTCCAGCTTCTTATACGATTACCGCAAATGCTTGGAAGATTGTAAACTTTAACGATCATTGCTACTTCTTCCAAAGGGGCTATGAGCCTTTGGTGTACAGCAACACCCTTGGGGCTGTTACCAAGATGTCCAGCCATCCTTCTTACTCAGCTACAGTTCCTTACGCTAATGAGGTTCTTGCAGCCTATGGTCGCCTTTGGGTAGCAGACACCACCTCCAATAAGACAACGGTTTATTGGTCTGACCTTCTTAATGGTCAAAAGTGGTCTGGTGGTACTAGCGGCTCTATTGATTTGACTAAGGTATGGCCTGATGGTTACGATGAGATTGTAGCCCTAGCTGCACATAACAATCTTTTGATTATCTTTGGTAAGCACAGTATTATTACTTATCAAGGGGCTGAAGCACCCGCTACAATGACACTGGATGATACTGTAGCAGGAGTTGGGTGCGTCTCAAGAGACTCAGTTCAGTACACAGGCAACGATGTTCTTTTTATGAGCTATTCGGGTCTCAAGGCTCTTGGAAGAACCATTCAAGAAAAATCACTGCCATTGAATGATCTTTCAAGAAATATTAAAACTGATATAATCGCTGCAATTAAAGCTGAAACTGGTCAAATAACGTCCGTCTATAGTCCTGAAAACTCTTTTTACAATGTATTTTTCCCAACAAGCAACACTGTCTATTGCTTTGATATCAAAGGTACGCTTGAGGATGGCTCTTATAGGGTAACACGATGGCCTACTAATAAGTTCAAATGTTTTGAAAGGTTAGTTGATGGTACTCTTTATGTGGGCACTTCAGCGGGTATTGCTAGTTATTCGGGGTACTCAGATGGCGGCGCTACTTATGTAATGCGTTACTACAGTCCAAACCTCACATTTGGAGAGCCTTCTAAACTAAAATTTCTTAAAAAGATAAAGCCTACCATTATCGGAGGGAATTCCGTTGTAGTCACTTTTAAGTGGGGATATGGGTTTAATAGCTCTTTTAAGTCTTTTGTTGTCAATCTATTAAACTTTGGTGACTTCTCACCTTATGGTATAGCACAATATGGTATTGATGAATACTCTGGTGGTATTGAATACGTTGTGCCTAACATTAATACTTCCGGTAGTGGAACTAACATTGTAGTGGGTCTTGAGGCTACTATAACAGACCAAGTGTCTTTGCAGGAATTTAACATTTACACGTTACTTGGTAGAAATTACTAAAAGAGGATCATATAGAATGCCTTCATGGAGTGATATTTTTAGCGGTATTAGCAATAACCTAGGTGCCATAGGTCAAGGGGCAGGTCTCCTTGGTGGTGGTGCTTTGGTTAATGAAGCCTATGAAAACATTGGTAACGTAGGGCAAACTGCTTTGGAAAAGTCCAATGCACTTGCTCAACAAGCCCTTGGTCAAACACAGTTTAGACCCTTCACAGTAACCACGGGTCTTGGCAATCTTCAGGCAACCCCTGAAGGTGGCTATGGTATGACCCTTAGCCCTCAACAGCAGGCACTTCAGAATCAACTCTTCACAGGTGCCCAAGGGTTCTATGGACAGGCTACTCAGCCCCTACAGCAGCGTACACAGGACGTATACAATCAACTAAGGGCAATACAAACCCCAGAGGAACAAAGACAGCGATTAGCCCTTGAGGAGCGGCTGTTGGGTCAGGGACGCCTTGGTCTCAATACGGCACAATACGGTGGAGCACCTGAGCAGTTTGCTCTTGCTAAAGCACAGGCTGAAGCGCAGAACCAAGCAGCCATTGCTGCTATGGAACAAGCACAAAGAGAGCAAGCTCAGGCTGCTGAATTGGGTAGACAGTTCCAGACTGGTGGATATCTCCCCATGAATGCTCTTATCTCAGCATACAACCCAGGTCTCCAAGGTGCTCAGTTGGCTTCTCAACTTCAGCAGGGAGGAGCAGGGTTGTTTGGTGAAGCTGCTATGGGCGGTATCAATGCCTTGCTGGCAAGCCGTCTTGCACAGGGTAACCTTGCTGGTCAGCTTGGTCAAGCACTCATTGGTGGCAGCATGCAGGGCATGTTGAGTCAACAGCAAGAATTAGGATCTAGTGATCTTGGAATGGCTTTTGATAAGTTGCTTGGTTGGATCGGAGGGCTTGGTCAGGGCGGTAGCAAGATGCAAGCAGGGTCTGGGACATAAGGAGATAAATAATGGCATCAATTAGTGAATCTTTAATCCAAGGGCTTCTTCAGCCATCACTCAACTTTCAAAATCTCCAAGAGCCCCTTGGGATGATCCTTGGTGGAGCACAAGCACAGAAGGCTAGAGAGGAGAGACAGAAGGGTTTGCTGTCTCAGGCTCTTGGGGCTCAAGATATGAGTGCCTTGCAAGGTATCATTGGACAGGCTAGAACTCCTGAAGAAAGACAACAAGCTCTTTCAGCCTTTAGCATTGGTCAGCAACAACGTGCTGCTGAACAAAAACAAAAGAGGCAAGTGGCTACTGAGCTTGAGCAAGAGTCAGAATTGAGCAATGCACGCCTTGCTGCTCAGAAAATAGCAAGGTCTATGGGCAGGCCTGAGCTTGCTGATGCTCTTAAGTCTGCTCCTATGGAATCCGTTCAGAAGTTTATACAAGCGTCTTATGAAGCACAGGCAAAGACTAGTGTTCCTAAAGTGAATAGTGTTCCTGGTGGTTACACTACTACGTATCCTGACGGAAGGGTTGTATTTACAGCTTCCGGAGAAACTGCTGAAAAAGCCAATATGCCTAAAGTAACAAGTGTTGTTGGGGGTTATACTACTATATACCCTGATGGGCGTGTTGTGTTTACTGAAACAGCAAAGCCAGAAGAAGAAAAAGAAAAAGTAGCGCCAGCGGATCTTCCTCCAGATATCAACGCTACCGAAACAAGAATAATTGATGAAAGTCTAACAAATGCTTCCAAAGCAACCGTTCAGGCAGGAATGGCTAAGAGAGGGCTTGATATTTTAAGCAATAGGGGTAATGTAAGAGGACCCTTTGTAGCACTAAGATCAAATGTGTTAGGTCTTTTTGGTAGTCGAGATGAGCTTGCTACGGCTTATCAGGACGTTACCTCTATGTTCAAAGATGAAGCCTTGCAAGCCTATTTGCCAAGACCAGGAGCTATTTCAAACTTTGAACTTCAATGGGCAGAACAACAAGCAAAAGACCCTGCTTCCCTTAATGATAAGGAGCTTGAGTTCTTTTTGAATAGAAAGATTGAACTTGAAGAAGCAAGGGCAAGATACAATCAAGATAAAGCAAGTCACATTTCTAATTATGGAACAATTGCTGGTTTTAACGATACAGTTATGCTCAAAAGAAGTGAGCAAAGAATCGCTGAATTGAAAAAGACACAAGAATACAGGATTCTTGATCAGACAATTTTCTCTAACCCTGACTTGAGTCCTGCTAATAAAGCAGCGGCAATTAATAAAATCAAGCAAGAGAAACCTGAATTTGCTTCCATTATTGCGCAAGCAGAGGCAGCCGGGGCGGATTTCAAGACGTACTCGGAAAGAGTAAATAGCTTTGAAACAAGATTTAAGACTAAAAGGTAAATAAGCTATGAGCAATGAAGACTTGATGAGTTTCATTAACTACAAAGAAAAAGAAGAAGAAGAAGGAACGAGCCCACTTACTGACTCTCAAATAATGTTTTCCTCAACGGAAACACCAGCAGACGAGGATGCCGTTCGTGCAGCAAATGAAGCTCTAGCTGCTTTAGATCAAATACCCAAAGCACCACAAAGGGATGTAGAACAAGAAAGAACAATAGAAAGCCTTGGTGACACTAAGTGGACTCTTGACAATGCCCTTGCAATCTCTAGGTCTCTGCTAGAGGGTTATACTTTTGAACTAAGCCCTTATATCGGTATTGGTCTTGCTGCTGCTGCTGCAAAAGCAACCCCTGGTGTTACTGAGGACTACTCCACTATTTATCGTAAGATGAGAAAAGATTACGATGAACAGCAAGCAGCCGCTGAAGAAGAAATAGGCGGGGCAATGTTGGGGGCAGAGCTTGCAGGTGGTTTGCTTGCCCCTATTCCTGGTGGTGCTTCTGCTAAAGTAGGGACTACTGTAGGTCTTGGTGGTGTTTCTGGGGCAGCAGGAATTACTGGGGAAGATGTAACTCTAGAGGAAAGACTAGGAGGCGCAGCCCTTGGGGCAGGCACAACATTAGGTGTCATGGGCGTCACTTCTGGGCTAGGAAAAGTTATTGATTTTATGTCAAAGAGAAACATCCAGACAGATCTTTTGAAGCCTGATGGTTCATTTACTCCAATCTTTCTTGCACCACAAGAAGAAGGGTTTACTGGTGGTGTACAAAAGGTCTATAGGAATATTCTAGGGAATGCTCCTTTCTCTGGTTCTGTTTTAAGGGAGCAGCAAAAAAAGTTTGTGTCCCCTATCCAAGAAGCAGCAGAAAAAGCAAAAACAGAATCAGAACAACTGGTAGCTGCTCAGAAACAAATTCTTGCTGAGAGTGATGCAGCTTCTAAAGAAGCACGAGACCAAGCAGTCAGCGCCCTAAAGGCTGACATCGAAAATGTGACTGAGATTGGCAAAACAAAGGCAGGTCTATCTGAAGACCAGTACAAAGCACTTATGGGCACTGGACCAAGTAGTGAGTTTGCAACAAGGACCGCAGACATAGTAAAAACTTCTAATGATGTTTTGGAACACAATTTTAGAAAACTTGCTTTCTTTGAGGCTTTTCCTTTCTATGGGGACAAGACTGCACTAAAGGCTATTGAACAAAAACTTGTATCAGACCCAAGGGACGCAATGGCTGATCTAGACTTCCAATGGAGAGAGAAGGGATTTAAGCCTTTCTTTGATGAGATTCCTACTGGAACTGCTCTTCAGGGGAAAAAAGTTTTGAAGGATATGCAGGCAAGTCTTAGTGCAGATGAAGGTCTTTTGCAAGCCTCTAGAAACAACTCTTTTCAATCTGAGCTTTCAAGAATAACTGAAGGTCTTTTCTATACCGCACCAGCAAGAATCAAGGGGAAAAGAGTAACGCTAAAAGAAGATAAAACTGTTGATCCTACGAAGTTAGGGGCTGCTTATGCCCAACTTGGTAGGAAAGCAGCAACAGCTTCTGACCCTAATGTCAAAAGAGCTTTTTATGCTGTTCAAAATGTTTTGTTGGACATCCTTGAGAATAACGTACCAAAGCAAACCCTTGTCAACTTCCAAAAAGAAAAGCAAAAGTGGAAGACTCTTCTTGCAATAAGAAACTCAGCAGAAAACACAGGTCTAAAGCCTGGTGTGCAAGGAAGGTGGTCTGTTAGTGACTATCTTAAGTCTGTTGAGACTTTGGGCAGAACAAATAAAAGGTATGGTACTGGTCCTTTGGTCCCAGAAGCAGAAAAAGCTCTAAAGTCATTGAATGAAAATGAAAGAACAATCACTGCTTACATGAGATCTTCTTTTGCAAACAGAGCTAAGATTATTAAGGATAAGGTTGATGCAGAGAAAAGAGCAACTGAAGCCTTGCTTAATGCAAAAAAAGCTGAACTAGAGAAAGCTAAAAAGCTAATGCCACACCTTCCAGAGTACGCACAAAAGGCTGCTGAAGCACAGACCGCTGTAACTGCTGCACAGCAAAAGTTGCAGTTCATTAACAGTTCTTTGGATGAATACAAGAGTCTTAAGATATCCGACATGCCTTCTTGGCAACAGGAAACGACTACTTTTAATCTTCTAAAGAACATAATGACGGGTCTTGCTGGTGGTGTTGCTGGAGCAGGCGCTTTTGCAGCCCCTCTTGCTGCCCTTGGTTCTACTGTAGCTGCTGCTGGAGCCCTTCGTGGAGCAGCATCACCCACTATGCAACGATTTGCTGCTGGTCAAACAGCTCCTCAAATGGCTGCACAACGTGCTATGCAGAGCAGTGGAGGTCAATTGGTAAACAGGGTTTTAACTAAGAATCTTCCTGTGGTTTCCGCTGGGATGCTAACGGAGGCATTGTATCAGTGATCAAAAAATCAGACCTCAAATGTAACCAACCAAAGAGAACCCCAGGTCACCCTAAGAAGTCTCATGTTGTCAAAGCATGTGAGGGTGGTAAGGAGAAGGTCATTCGATTTGGTGAGCAAGGAGCAAAGACAGCAGGCAAACCTAAGAAGGGTGAGTCTAAGGAGATGACACAAAAGAGAAAGAGTTTTAAGGCACGACACGGAAAGAACATTGCAAAAGGTAAAAGTTCAGCAGCCTATTGGGCTGATAAGGTGAAATGGTAATGCCAGGTCTTTACGAGAACATTCATAAGAAACGTGCTAGGATTGAAGCAGGTAGTGGTGAGCGAATGAGGAAGAAGGGTTCCAAAGGAGCACCCACAGAAGAAGCCTTTGAGAAGGCAGCTAAGACAAGAAAGAAGAGGAGCAAAAAGTAATGTTCAAGGTTTGCAAAGGATGCCCTAGCCCAGCTAAGTGTAAGAAGGCAGGGAAGTGCCTTAAGAAGGCTACTCAGGAGAAGGTGAAAGGTTACAAATAGTCGTCACTTCTTGATAACTGACGAAAGAATGTAACACAAAAACAAGGGGGGCACTAAGCCCCCTTTGTCTATTTTAGCCCAAAACACCCCAGTAAAACCGTGGCTTCCAGGGCACTATGCCAGGGGGGTCGCTACTACCCTACAGACCCCCCTTATGTCACTTTTTACAGTGGATCTTTGATAAACTCTATCTCACAGGCATTACCCACACAGGCTAGAGTTTGTGCCCCTTCGGTATTGTCAGACATCTCTTGGATGTCCCAATCAATCTCTTTGGGCATTGTCTCTATACCAATCAAGTAAGCCCCCTCACTGATCTCCTCATAGGGAGCCTGTTGGTAGGTGTGCTCTGAGAAGGGCAGGAAGCTAATCCCCGATACTTCATCAAAGTTGTTGTAGATCCACTGTCCTACCTCTAGGAACTCACTGTCCTTGTAGTACACCGTCTGTGACACCTTGTGTTCACACCAATAGTTCTGGTACAGGCTGTTCAGCTTCAACTGATCCATAGCGGACTGCTTGGAAGCCATCACAGAGCCCTCTGGAGCCTTTTGGTAGAAGGTGAATACCTTGGTAGTGGGTGAGGTCACATCAGTCTCCACAGGCACCCCAGCGGCTTCCAGAGTGGCACACAGGGGGTCTCTGGAGTCAGCTCTTACCCGACGAATGTAATAAGGGCTATAACGACCATGAATACCGCTGGCGGAATTAACCAACTGGGATACAGTACCGGAAGGCTTAACGCAAGTAATAGCTGTGCTTTGATTGACGCCCAACTTGGCAGCCCATTCTTTATTAGTTTCAATTGCAGTCTCCTTCATGGCAGTAAGCCACTTCTCAAGATCCTTTGAATTGGGATTACCCAACAACCAATGGTCCATGATCCCTGTAAGGGACACCCCCAGCAGACATTCTTCCTTGGTGTTCACAGCCCATGCATTCCGGAGGTAACGGAAGTCAGTCAAGGTGGACTGAAGGGTTCCAAGGATTGTAGCTACACGCACCTTGTGCTTTAGATCCTCCAAGGTGTCATTGGGTCTAACCACAACCTCACTCAGGTTGCAGAACTGGTTAGGACGCAGGATGATCTCTGAGCAGGGGTTTGTACCAAACTCAAAGTTAGTGTCCCTACGACCATTCCTGGCTGCCTGCTTCTGAGAAGCAACCCTTGAGAAGATCCCTCGTTCACCACTACGGGATTCATACAGTGCAGCCCATTCAGACAGGAACTGATCAAACTCAGGCTTCTCCGTATAGCAAGCACTGTTGTTCGACAAGCCACGCTGGGGCTGGTCTACCCACCACTGACCATGCTTGGCACGCCGAAGGCGATCATCACTCAGGTTACTCAGGCTAATCAGGGCTGACCTACGGACTCCTCCAACGACAACAATCTGAGCGATTTTGCAGCAGAGGTCGTGGCATTCCAGGCTTGTAAGTTTTCTTCCAGCAGCTCCCTTAAAGAGGTCAACTGAGAACCGGAATAGGCTGACAAGAGGTTCTGGACCTGAAGCCCTCCCTCCGAAAGTCCGGAGAGGTGCCCCAGCAGGACGCACTCGACTAACGTCCCACTTGGGTACTTGACCTGAATAGAGCAACGATAGGAGTTCTCGGAAGGCTTTTGCCCACCCGATCTTTGAATCCGATACGTGAATGATGGTGTCTGTGTCATAGAAGTCTTCAGCTACTTCAGGCAACTTAGCAATGTATTGTCTTTCTACACTAAAGCCCACCCCAGTGCCACACATGAGAATGTACATCATCTCATCAAAGGCTCGGGGGCTGTCTACGGCAATGTAGCTACAGTTGAAGCCTGCTACGTTGTCTCGATCCAGTGCTTCCCCTGCTGTCATCAGTGCCCGCATGGAGGGCATGACTTGCATGTCAAAGATGGAAGCCCAAAGCAAGTCCTCTGTCTCTTTATCAATCAAGCCTTTGTTAAACCAATAATTGGTGTATCGAAAGACTGTCTCTCCCCAATGCTCCCT